ACGCTTCAGCAAAGCCCTCTTTGTTATCTTGAAGTGCTTCTTTAATGATTTTATCTGTCATTCCTCAGTTCCTTCCGGTTCTTCGGGGATAGCGATTTCCCCAGTTTTTAACTCGTTTTGTATTTCAGCAAAGTTTCTGGATTCTGTATCCTCGCTCATACCGAAGATTTCCTTTCTTATGTAGGAATTTGAAAAATATCTACCCACATATGGCTCCATTCCGGCAGCAATAGAAAGTCTTTCTCGCATTAACTCAATATTTTTAAGTTCAGAGTAATGAGAATCGCTGTTAAATTTAAATTTGATTTTGTTTTGAATCATTTCAAAGTCATCAATGCTCATAATTCCACGAAGAGACAATTGAATTTTAAGAGCGTCTGTAAACAGTTGGGTGAAATTATCACGAAGTCTATTAATAAATTTAGAAAATTTCACTTCGTCTCGTGTGATTTCAGCGGAACGTCCCATGTTAAATCCATTGTCTGCTTGAAGTCGTGATGGTGGAACGTTCAACGCTTGATAAAGTTTTTGGAGCATGTATTCAACGTCACGCATCTCACCAAGGTTGGTTCCACCCGGAAGAGTAGTAACTTCAGTTCCCTTGCCACCTTCTTTTCGTGGCAGGAAGAAATCCTCCATCATATGGAAGTGATCTCGGTCCTCACGAATGTTACCCGTGTTTTGATCGTACGTTAATTTATTTCGGTATCTTTTCGCAAGACCTTCAATATATTGCTGTGCCTTTTGAGTAGGCATGTTACCGACATCAACATAAAATACTCTTCTTTCGGGGGCTCGTGAAATACGATACACAACCGCTGCGTCCTCTAATTGTCTAAGCATGTTCAGAGGACGAATCGCTTTTTGAAGATATCCAACGACTCTTTTTGATGTAGAGTCAATCAAACCTGAGTGACAGTACAAAACAGAATCACTGGTAAGACGAACTCCACCTTGTCCTGTTTGGAAAGTAGCAGCCTTATCTGTGTTGGTGTATAGGTAAAATTCTTGTACCTCACCCATTCTCGGCATTGACATCGCACTGTTGTTCTGAAGTTTGCTGACCTTTCGGACCTTTTTAATTTTTAATGGATCAATAGGTCGAAGTTCTTTAATTCCATTCTCTGGTACTTGTTCGTCGATCATAATGTAATAAAACAATTTACTATCGACGTACCATCGACGAAAAATGTCATGTGACTGGTTGTGGAAATTAAATAATTCTAGAATTCTATCGTATTCTTGATAAATGGCATTTTTGATCTGTGGAGGAAGAAGTGTTTCCTCTAAATCTATTTTGATTGGTTTCCTATCAACGTCCGAAACAACCGCATCATTTACAATATCTTCGATTGCCATGTCAACTTCAGGGAAGAGTGACATTGATCTGTATCGTTTAATGAATTCTTCCTCAGTCTTTGCTGATCCAGTAAAATCAGCGTAAGAACTCATGAATCCACCATAGATGGATCCAGAGTCTAAATGAAAGGAACCATCATAAGAATCGGGTGCGATAACATCGTTCGCACCCGGTTCTTGTTCAGGTCTATTTCTTGCTATTGAGAAACCAAAAAGATTAATTGCCATTTAAATACCTCACAGTTAGTTGGATGTGCTAGGTATTTATATTACTTTAGTTAGAGCGCCGATCCATTACCGCTAGGTGAAGAATCAGAACCGGGGTTTGTTGCAGAAGCATCAGCACTGTCAACAGTAAAGTAATCGTAAGCAATTGTAACTGGGAACTCAACGATGGTATCCAGAGCGTCATAACTCAAGTCGATAGATCCAACTTCAACTGGCCAGCAGTTATGAAGTGTGATTTTCTTGAGTGTTTCGTCTCCGTTCAGATTTAAATGCTCAACTGACCATGTTTGAAGTCCGGTTTCCTGTGTGTCACCAAAACCACTTTGTCTTAAGTTTGACGCATGATCATTTAGAGCGACACTCCATTCTTGGAATCTAGTGTACATGGACTCATTGGTGTCATAAATGACGATTGGCCATTCGAGGTACTGTCTATCACCGGGGATTTTAGCGATTCGACCACGGAAAGGAACAGGAATAATACCAATTGTTGATGGTGGAACTTGAGTTGCTTTCACAAGTATATTACCAGAGGAAACGATTTCGCCGATTCCAAGAGAACCACCGCTTGGTGTGAAGAGGCTTCCGGACACTCTGAATCTATTTTGTCGAGTTCCTCCCTTAAAGACATTTCTGAAATTATCAATGTTCATGAACTGCTCCTATCTCTTAAACTTCTGAAAGTCCACCGGAGATATCATCAGCGGTGTCTGCGTTTGTGAATGTTAATTGAACAAAGTTGACAGATTTGGTTGGTTTCACAAACACATCAGCAACAAAGATACCAGCGTCAACCGCTTCGGGTGTGTTGTTTGTATCGTCACAAACAACTCTAAAATCAAAGATACCCCTGTTTGCAGCAACACCCCGAAGAATAGTTTCTGCGGAAACTCTAAATGATTCTCTTGTTTCAGAGTCATTGAATTCAAAGAGTTTTCGTTTAGCGATATCACCAATTCGTTTCTTCAGGAAGATAAAGAGACGAGAAACGTTAATTCTACTCAGAGAGGATGACTCATCTTTCATCGTCTTGTCACCAAAGAGGAACGTTCCTTGACCTTGGAATGTAACAATCGGATTCACGTTTGCGTCATACAGGGTATCTTGCTGTGCCTCAGTGAGATTTTTGACAATCCGAACAACATCAAGAATTCTACCTCGAACAAAACCTGCTGGTGAATAGTAAGGAGCAAAATCTCTGTCGGTTCTTGCAAGACAACCTGCAACGTCTGGAGTACAAGGTGTTGTAATTAAGTCTGATGTGTCGTTAATGGTTCCACTTCTTTGATAATTGAGATGCTTCTTGTAACCAAAAACGTGAACTTTATTTTCAACAAAAAGACCAGTTGATGCTGCAAGATCAACCGTGGCAAGATCACCAGATCCACCCGCAGGGTACACAGCAATAAAATCTCCACCTCTGTTAGTCATCAACGTATTCAATTCGGTGGTAGGAAGTCCAAGATCCGTAACAAAAGCGGAGTCGATGTTTTGGAATTGAAGATTGTCTGCTGTTCTACCAACGATAACATTACCACCATACAGAAGATAGTTTTGAACAGAATACCAGTCTGCGGACGCACCAAACGATCCATCCTCGGGAGATGTGTAACTTGCACCATCTGATCCAAATCCACCACGAAGTCGGGTAATCCAACCATTTGTGCTAGATTCTTCAATAAAACCCTGCTCTCGTTCGGCAGTGTTCCCCAAATTATCAATTATGCTACCCACGAGAGGGATATAAACAGATGTGTGTGGTGTTGTTCCCTCTCCAATGAGAGCAATTTGACTGTCATCTTCGACACGAACTATAACTCTAGCCCGTCCTGTGTTAACGTATGTAATTTCGGCCATTGTAGTCCTCCAGTGATATTATGGTGTTCGACAGTATTTATAGTTTTTCATATTTGACTATTAGGGAAACCAACGATCTTCTCCGTCCCAAACACCATCAGAATTAGTGTCCATATGTGGTACAAAACCAAAAGGCATTACTTCTGCCTCTAGTCTTTTTATTTCATCATCAAAAATATCAACCCGAACATCTGTATTTGTTAAGTCTTTAAAATAGTCTTGACGAGTGAGCCAAGCAAAGAGAACAAGAGTCATCACCAAATCATCGTTGTGTCCTTCGTCTGCCTCGTATGATCTACCTTTTGAAACAAATGTGATGAGTTCGTTCACGATCTCCAAATCTTCGACAATCATTTTATCTTGTTCAATTAAACTTTTAAGAACAGAACATCCAAGTTTTTTCACAACATTTGTTGTTCGCACACCCATGTGAGTGTTTGATCCACCAAACCCACCAGAGATTGTTTGACCTGCTCTGCCTCGAAAAGCACACATAAGAATATTCTCATATTCCAAGTCACGATGAAGAACGTCTGCAACTTGACCACCAATGTCATTAATCTCGATGAGTGTCTGAGCCATGTTGTATTTTTCAGCAACTGCTTTGATTACCGTGGGATAAACCATCGGTGAAATAATATTGTTTCGATATTTTGCAACCACCCTGTATGGAGTCTGAGTAATGTCCGTTATAGTGAACGCACTGTAATCTTTACCCTGTCCTCGTGCGGTGTCAACAACACAAACATATTTGTGGTTTGCTTTCGGTTCCTCATAAATGTCTAACCCATCTTTATTTCGCTCAATAGGCTTTACCCAAGACAAAGCGTGAAGTTTGGACGAGGATATCAGAGTGTTTGCAGAACCAACAAAGTCACATTCAAATTCTGTTTGGAATTGAATCTCGCTGGTGTTTGCAATCGTTTCTTCTTTCCATTTCTCATTTCGGAGCGGTCCACCGGGATACATTGGAACTTGCGACCAATGAACTTCGATAGGAACATACTCGTTCTTCCCGATCTCTCCTGCTTGCTTTG